ATCTATGTACATAAAACGGGATTCTATGTACATAAAAGGGGAATCTATGTACATCAATTTTTGTCCTTTGGTTTGATTTTTTCCTTCTTTTTGCCAAAAATCTTGTCAAAGTTTTCATTAAATTTGTCCTTGTTGAATGGACGTTGTTGACTACCCTTGCTCATTGCTCCTCCTTAATTAATCGTTGTAAAAACCAATCTGCTTTCTGCAAATCTTCAAGTCCGTTCTTTTGCTCATAACGCCATAAATATTTTATCGCGCTCGCCTTTAGATAACCTTTAAATTGGTCTGCGCTTAAACTAGCCTGGATTGCATCAATGCACTCAATCGCGCCACGCTTATAATGCTTTGGGTTTATGTTGTCTTTCAATCCCAATTTATACCGCCTTTGTTTTCTTCTATGATTTCAAGTAAAGCATTTTTTCGAAACAAAGTCTTAATTTTTGTATCGACTTCGCCTGAGTTAGTTTTTACTATCGCCGCCTTAATCACGCGCATGCGGTCAAATTCTACGCCTTGCTCTAAACAAATGCGCTCTGCCTCGCTCTCGCTTGCTAACCATGCCGCCAATCCAAACCTTGCCGAGTCAATAATACTGCTTGCGCCACGAATAGCAGCTCGCGCCAACATAGGATCATCAATACCTTGTAAGGCAGATTTAGTCATATGATGTATTGACAACGTAGAGCAATCAAATTTGGTACTCAACATAGAACAATATTGTCCGTACATCTGTGCTGCTTCTTGGCTAGTCGTAATCGGCACGCCAGAAACGAATGAAGATATCGGATCAAATATACATAACGCTAAATTATTGATACTTTCTAATTGTTCTAACAATTCGTAGCCTTCACTCGAAATTCGAAGTCCAGAACTATCTTCTGTGAGCAAATTTACGGGTTGTTTAAGGTTTGGTATGGTAATTACATAAACTTCGTTAGACGACGTTTTTGTAGCTCCTAAAGCGTCTAAGGCTTTCAACCGCCTATGAATCTCTGTTTTATCGTCCTCTGCGGTAAAAAACACCACATTGCCTGATTTTTTTACAGGTTTACCCATGAAGTCGCCAAAACCATCTTTAACTTTGAGCGCAAGATCTAAAGCAAGCATGGATTTACCTACACCACCAATGGAAGAAAATACCCCTGCTTTGTTTTCAATAAAATTTTCTACTAACCAATCACGCTCTGGCGGCTCGCCCACATAGTTACTAATAGCAAAACTTGCAAAGTTGAACTTACTTCTGGTTATCTCTTCTTTGACTTTCGCTAAACCATGAGCAACGTGCATGTCGTTATAGTCGCCGCGCTCGCTCGGTATTCTTATTTCCACGCTCGCCACCGCTTGCGCTACCGCCTCCGCTTTACTCGCGCCCAAACCATGTTCATCGTTGTCAAACGCTAAGACAAACTTTGCTTGCGTGTGCTTACGCAACTTAAGTAATGCCGCCTCACCAAACGACGCAGAGAACACACAAATGGTTGGCAGGTTAGTTGCCTCAAAAATACTATGCGCGGTAGCTGCACCTTCACAGACAATGATTTTTTTCTGGTTAGCGATATCGGCTAAATCAAAACCCAAATGATAAATATTGCCTTTGACTTCGCTTGCGCTCACAAAGCGTTTTTCGTTATTAATATATTGCAAACTTCTTAGGCCTTTTTCTATACAATGCACAGGCACAACGAGACTATCTCTGATTGCTTTTAACCCATAACTTTTAATTTGCTTTTTATCTAAATACGGATGATCTATAACTTCTATTGCAGACTCAAATCTTTTCTTACAATCCTGGCTAACTTCATCATACCTTTCAGCGCGTTGCTGTTTGCTCCGCTCTATGGATTCTTCCATACGCCGTTTTAGATCTTCGCGCTCTCGCGCCGACATCTCGTTTGGATTGATAGAGCTGAACTTAAACTCTATGCCTTGTCGCCAATTACCGTAAGACGCGAAGATTGCATCGCCGTAATAATTAACTGAATACCAACCTGATTTTTCTTGTCCTTTGTCTGGACGTTGACTCGCAACCGCGCCAACGGAAACTCTGACTATCTCGCCTGTTGTGACTAAATTGCTAACGCGCAGTCCTGCGTTGCTTTCCATCTCGCGCAGTAAGTCGCTGATATCTTTGCCCGAACTTGCAAACGCTAGACTCTTATCTAAGACTAAACCATCTTCTCCGTAATGTTTAGTAACGCTAACCATCTATAACTATCTCTCTTATGTTGCCGTTTTCTGCCTGCTCATTGGCCCAATCAAGATAGTTTAAGACTACTTCATTAAAAAATTGTTCTCTATCGTTGCTGTCCCACTCATGCATAACGTAAGTACCGCTTTTCTTGGCGATCTCTATATATTTGTCCTTGCTTTGTTTTGTCGCATAGCGCACACCGTCTCGGCTTGCGTATGCTTTTCTGTTTAATTTCTCTCCATTCATTATCTTTTCTGCGTGTTTTCTACTACATGCCGCGTAGTAAATATCTTTTTCTTTTTCAACAAGCAATCCCTTTGCAGGCGCTTTGCAATAACCGCAAAGAGACTGTCTGTTGTACTTTATAAAATAGTCGAGACTAAAAAGGAATTTCGTCATCTACAATTCCTGACGATTCCTCTTCTTCTTCGACTTTTGGTTTAGAACTTGGTTTAGTTTTTTCTACTGCTTGCCAAGTTTTACCAAAGTTATCTTTGATTTCTGGATAACCGTTGTCGTTAAAACCAACTTCCGCAGATATAAATTTGCCTTTAAGCTCATCCGTATCTTTCATAGAAGTAAGTCCTGCTGCTTTGACTAAAGCGTTGAAAGACCCTTTACCTATTTCGACTGCTTTTGGATTGTTAGCCTGCATAGTAAAAGTGCAACCTACAAAGTTACCGCTATCTTTTATTTTAAAAGTTACTTTAATAGCTTGCCAACCATTGTCATTACCTATCACTTCTGCATCGTGATATTCCATGACATGCCTGCCTTCTTTCAGCTCTTCTTCTTCTGGAATTGCATCCAGATCCCAACTTGTTACGTCCATAATATACTCCTATCCTAAATCGTAATTTTGAAAATCATCTAAAGATTCTCTTATGTCGTTTAAGATTGTTTTAGCATCTTCAATATCAAACTCTATGCCATGATATTCTTCATCGCGCAAAACCTGATCTTCTTGATACTTAGTTAAAATTTTATCCATACGCTCCAATGTGCGTATAAATCTGTTTTTAGAATCTATATCAACCATCTTTTTTGATGTTACCAATCATAGCTTCTCTGACTGTCTCCCAATTCATTGGTAACTCATTAGGTAAGTCATATCTATTTTTTGCCATACAACCAGGCGACTCTTCTGTGATTAACACTCTATCGCCAACAGTCTGTTTAGTAGATGTACCTTTTGTACCTTGTACTTTAACTGTGCCGATTTTTCGTGTTGCATAAAAGACACAATCGCTCTGCTCTAACACTAAGTCGGCAGCTTTTCTGTGTATTTTAATTTCGTGCCTATCGTATGGCTGATCCTGTGCAGGATCTTCCACTCTTTTGACAACGTTATGACCAATAAAAACAATAGTCATACCACGTTCTCTGAGTTCGTTGGTGTACTTCAAAAATTCACGCCAAACATTTAGTGCCTCTGCATAAGACTTACCGTAAGCTACGGATTCCATAGACTTAAAGTTATTTTCTTTACAGACTTTTGGCCAAACATAATTCAACTCAAATTGATCCAAGCTATCTAAAACGTAAGTTTTATAACCGCCTAAATCATCTTCTGCTAAAAGATCTTTGATGTTTTGAATTATTTCGTCATACGTTTCTGGCATGTCAAAGTGATCCACTTCTATGTTCACTAAGCCATCCTCGCACAACTGAAAGACTGCTTTATTCATTGTGGAAGCAAAAGTAGACTTACCGACGCCGCCGCTTCCGAACAGCACTATGCGCGGGCTTTTCCTTTTAGCCTTCTTCCTTATCTTCGCTAGACTCATTTGTATTTTCTCCTTGTGTTTTTGCTTGCATAACTTCGCCAAGTTGGTTGCTTAGATTTTCCATGACTTGATTGTTGTTATTAACAAGCGAGCTTAATATTAATCTAACTATCTCATTAATGACAACATTAAGATTAGCTAGTTCCTGTTTTTCATTCTTCATAATGCCATTAATAAGATTATTCATAGCGTTACGAGACTGAATGTTTTGTGTCAGATTAGCAACATTTTCATCTTGCATATCTTCTTCAAAAACTATGGTTGGTGGACCATCTGTTTTATCAATTTGTAAAACAGGTGGCTTTTCGTTATCCGACATTTTTGCCTCCTTGATTAGTGTTATAAGTAGGGCATTGTTGTTGATACAAACAAAAACGACAATGCTCACCAAAGTTAAATTTTGGTTCTGGTTCTAAACATGCGTCAGCCGCAGGTTTTAAAAAATCGTAA